TGTAAGTCTGGTGCTCAACATGCATGAGGTGCCTGGCCAGCGCAGCATTATAGGTCGGGGACCGGAATTGGATTCCACGATCCTCCTTTGACCCAATTTTGTCGCGCTGGTAGAACTCCAGCTTCTGCATTTCTGTGAGCCAGGAGTCAACGTTGACTACACCGACTCGACAGTACCTCTCCATCCCCTGTCCAAACCGCAGTCGTTTCATGGACGATCTCTGCCCCACGACAGCAGCGACGGTGGCTCGTGGCTGGTAACCAACACGCCGACTAAGGCCGCGAAGTGCCCTGCGAAGCCCCTTCCAAGCAACACTCCCCAAGTTTGGGTCTGGAGTTGCGAATAGGTGGCGATTGCAAAGCGTGCGTAGCTCTTGGTCAACAGTGTGTGCGTGGAGTCCAAACTCAACACCCTCCATGAAAGCGGGAGGAGCAGGTCCTAAAACCTTCCCCCGTCGCACAGAGACAGTGTGGTCTTCAGGGACATCCACTATCACACAGCCACGCGCCAACTCCCTCGCCGGCGCGGTACAGAGACCTACTGGGATTTCCCGTTTCCCGAGTTGAACACTCGGATACCACCGGTCGGGTCCCTCCACATTTGGGCTGAAACGTATTCCGGCCAGTTATAGAGGAACCGGTAGTACAGCTTCCGAAGAGCCACAGCGTAGGTCAACCACTTGAGGACCTGAAGGAACCGGAGATAGGTCCCCATCACTGTAAACTGCTCCCACCAGACCGGCTCATCCCATGATATCCAAGGGAATTCGCCGTATGACCAGCGAATCCAAGGCATGGGCAGCTCGAAGTACCAGTCGGGACTGAGCCCAATAGCTGGCGCGAGCACTGTCCAGGCTAGCAGGAGGAACGACCAGGCGACCAACATTCCCCAACCCGGCAAGGGGACAGTCCAGTGTCCCTCAGGCCACCACCCTAAGGGGGCGGAGGCTGGCCAGGTCAACCACCACTTGGGGATGCGCTGGGCTCGGGCATCACACCAGCGCGCAATCGCTCTCTGATCGAACACGTGGACCTCTCCTTTAATGGCGTCATTAAGCCGCTCGACGGCACAGCGAGTGTCCGGATCGGCCATGATGGCGCTAAGTCCCAGCTCTTCATTCGACGGCATCACCCGCTCCGTGCAGGCTTTCGTGAGGCAGTCGATAAAATCCTGAGGCATGGATTCGAGTTTCCTCGAGCGGATCCAGCGCTGCATGAGGCCAGGCAGCATTTTGCAAAAAGCCTGGTCACGCTTCATCAGCTGGGTCTTCATGTAGATGTACCGCTCAAAGTCCTCCACCAGCCCCACGAGGTCCTCAGGTTCTTTCAGCCCACATGCTGAGGGCGTGGGCGACTCGCTCCTCTTCGGTTCTCCCGGACAGCCGGGTTCCTCCGTTGAGGCGGTCACCTCCGTCTCCTCCGCGCGGGCCTCCTCCGCGGGCTCTCCGGCCACCGGCTCTACCCCCTCCACCTCGTCCGGCCCCATCTCGTCGTCCCACTCCATTTCTTCCGGGATGCTCTCTAATGTAGATTCGCTCTGGGCACAATTCAGACAAAGTGTGGATGGCATCCATGAATGCTCTCCTGTCTGTGTCCCGCAGTCCCGGGTCAAGGGTGAGACCAACTCTGAATGGCCGTGGTGGGCGGTAGTGCTCCTTAAGGGCTTCCCACTCTCCCGGCGCATCTCCTCCACCTCGAGGCGGAGCAACATCAGCTCCTGCCTCAGTAGGTCCACGACGTCTCGGACGCCGGCGTCGCCTTTTGGGCTTCCCGGCTCTGGCGTCAGTGGATGATTTCTCCTTGACTTCCTTTTCCGCCTCCTCTTCTCTTTGGTCGGGACCCAGTTCTTCTGGTCCGCTAACCGGCCGTGGTTCGCCGCCAGTGGCCCGTTGTTCCACTGGTACTTTGGCACCATCCAGTCTGTCCGCAGTCTCTTCGAGGCCTCCACTAGGGTCCTCCGGACACGTGCAGAAGATTGAGGGCTCGTCTCCTGCTGGCCCGTTCCATCGGTGCCAGCTGCAGATGACGTCCCCGCGACTGCAAATGTATCCGTTCCTGCGGTGACTAACTGGTTCAGCTGGGCCGCCGGCGGTGTCGCCACAGCATGGGCACAACACGTCCTGGAGCTTGTCACATCCATTGCAGATGGTATACTTCCCGTATATTGTTAATGGGCAGGCGTTAATCTCAAGATCAACCATCGAGATCGCACGGTGGAATATCTAGTCAAG